AATTAGATTTGTCTTCATTGTATCAACAGCAGGCGACAAAAGAGGATGTGAAGTGGTTAAGGTTAGTTTAATCTCTCCAGAGCTAGCTCCACTAAGATTATCTACCTCGTTAGTTCTTGACAATATGTACTTGATTGAATCAAAAGTATTGTCAGCATTTAGCGATACGTGCTGATAAGTAGAATCTATAGCTGATTTAGAAGCATTAGCTAACTTAACTCCACCCGCCAGAGTAGTGCCACGCAACTGTAAAAAATGAACCTGTGGGTTTAATGTATGAACAGCGCTGTCAACTACACCTAAAATTCTCGCAGATTGGCCAGCCCACTGTCCCTTAATCCAAGTATTAGCACTAAACGAACCTGTTGAATTTGCTAGATGCACAAATGTATTAGAAGAAGTTCTATCATCATAATATTCAGTATACCCTGTGGGCGTTGACTCTGAAGTTAGAGTCCTCGTTATACCCGTTGTAAGGTTATTAGCATGCTTGAATGTAATTGTCTCGCCTGCAATATACTTAACTCCAGTAGGAGTAATCAATTTAACTCTAGCATCTGTTCCACTAGAATATGTAATGTATGCATTAGCACCAGATGAACCGCCAGAAGCATATACCCCAACATTAACCGAAGCAGAAGTACCTAGAACTAGAGATGATTCGCCATACACCTCCTCATTATTGCGAGCAAAAGTGTGTGTTACATTTGATATAGAGTAAATATCTCTCGCCTTATTCTTCATAATAGCATACCCAGTAGCACCGGATGCGGAGGCGGGCTTGAAGAATTCAGCAACATATAAACTAAGTTTTAAATCTTCTTCTTGTATTTGTTGCCATGTTTTATTATTTGAAGCAGCATAGAGCACACCATTAAATGGTTGTTTCTGTATACGTGCGCCTGTTAACAAATCAACTTCACCGAGACGTGAAACCCAAAGATTCGTTTCCCCTAATCTATCAATAACTACAATCGCGTAATCCATACTGTTCAACAAATAAACAGGTGTTGAAAACTGTATGGGGGTGGGTACACTAGAATCATCGCTAACATTAATATCAGCTGTAGGTAGCAGTACAGTACTAAATGGAACCACCCTAGGTGTTAATTGATAACCATTATTATCAATTTCTCTTAGCTCCACATATACAGGAGCCGTTCTGGGTTTAGATGCAAAGTATAAATCGATCTTGGTTAAGAATGCTCCAGTAGCACCAGCGCCCGTTGAACCTGATACGGCACGATAACTACGTCCCATATCAAGGCGGAAGCTCTGTGCTAATGGATCGCCATCTCCATCGCCACCATCTCCATCGCCACCATCATCATCACCATCCCAACTTTGAGCGGGCGGGGGAGGTGCAGGTGGAAATGGAGTAAAGTTCGTCCTTGCTACACTATTAGATAATGTACGTGATTCTGTTATAGACTCAAACGATATAGGTACTCGACGTGTTGAAATAATAGTATCTTGTCTTGTTTCTGCCATCCCTTGAGCAGTATATTGTGCTTCTGCTGAAGTAGTGACTGATCCTGTAGCTTGAGCATTCGTAATGCTATCAGTTAATCGGAAGTTCTTGGTACCAGTTCTAAACCGTACGCCTCTTTCATTTGTAGTTGTTAGCCCTGGATTAGCTAGCCTATTACTATTAGGAATACGGAAGGTTAGAAAGAGCTCTCCTGTTTCAGAAGTAATAAATGCTCCAGACTCACCAGTAGTATTTGCAAAACTACTATTAGTCTGCATGCAACAAGGATTAATGTCCTTACCATCAAAGAATGTAAACACCCGCGTGTTTGGTTTCATTGATGTAGCGTGTATTCGTAGAATACGTGAACGCATGAATGGAATAATGTTGACAGAAACTAATTTTGGTCCAATACGGCTTTGGGTTGTTATTGGTTGGCCAGCTGATGCTCTTAATCCATCACGCGTCTGTCCTTCGGCAGTGGTTGTAGTAGTTGTTGATTGTATACCACCGCCCGTATTAACATTAGTTGTTGAGATTGAAGGAGTACCCGTCCACTCTGTTCGCCAATCTCCAAACTGAGTTCCCCAAGCATCTGCTAATTGTCTCCAGTTATCTGAATTATTATCAATATTAATAGCAACATCAGGCTGCGTTGTAGTATCAACCCATATATCATTATCAGGGGTGATAGTAACTACCCCCTTATAATTTAACAATAGCCCAGCTGGATTTCTAGTAGTGGTGGCGAAAGGCTGGTCAATTATTTTAAAATGACTATAAGGTAGCGTTAACAACTCGCCATCAGGCGGGGTTGCTACTGAATTTACTGTATCAGATAATCCACTTAGACTTCCATTAATCGTAGCAGCAGGTAAGTATGTGCCACTTACATCTTCAATATACAATCGATTATCAACTTGGTATACTAACTTACCCGTTGTACCACCAGAAGAAACTGTTTCGCCATTAGACCACACTGCAGCTGAATTTGCTATAAAGAGAGTGGCATCTTTAGGCCCTATTTGAATATTAACAGAATTAGCAGACTTGTAATCCAATGACATAGATTCTATATTAAACTTAGGACGCGCTTCTCCTTTATCCGGATCAATAGCAATTGCATAATCAACATCATAAACATTACCGATCTTATGACCTGTAAAGTTATCAACCAACATACCATTCTTAAATCGATTATTTCCCGAGCTATCGGATATCAATAATGTTTCTGTATCCTTCTCTAACAAACTAAGAGCAGTATAATATTCAACCTTTTCTACTCGTTTAACAATGTCACCTATGTCTCTCATGGTATACCGTCTATTATTAATCGACGTGACACCGCAAGTAAGGTCTGGCCTGAAAACACCTGATCCCTGTTTTGTTCTAGCTAGTTCGAATGAGATCGAAGGATATGGAGCAATATCTACGATTGCCAAGACCATACCATCATCTGGATCAGGAGGTGTTTGTGGTATACGCTCTGTAGGATCGCCCTCAATAATTTTAGGTACACCGGAATTATCAACCACAACCAAATCTCGGCGCTTGAGATAATAACTTAAAGAAACTTCCCAGTTGTCATTAGGCGTTGCATAATGCACTCCGCCAGAAGGCTGTACCATTGTATACCGTGGTGAAGGGTTAATAGTTGCTGATCCAATGGTAGTTGTATCCGTCGAACTATCAGTAATACGTGGCCGAATATCAATGCAGTCTCGTAAACTAAAGCCCACACCATCTACTGGAGAGGTATAAATTGGAATTTCTGCTGTTATAATAGCATTTGTATTAGCTGTAGTTACATCATCTATAGGATAACTATCTACAGTGAAATAACCTACACCCACAGAAGTATCGTGAGTAAAGTAATCCATCTTTATCAATAAGTGTTCAGAACCACCAATCGATAATGAGCTAGATGACTTTTTAACTAATTTAGCATGATCATAATGGTTATCTCTCATGCCACTATCTAATTCAAAATGAGATGTGACCTCTGTGCCATCAGTATTAGCAGTAAGAGCGGTGGAGTGTTTTCGAACTTCTAAGATACGGAAGCCGTCACTAAATCCTAAGTCCCAAGGACCAAATGTAGATGTAGTATTATTTGAACAATTAATATGGACATAACGACCGCTCTTGAATGCCTTGGCTATTTCTCTACCATTTGTTTTAGTTAGTTCTGTAATTAAACTAGCAGAGGTAGTAGAGGCAAAAGTCTCTTGTACATCAATTGATGCTTGAGTTGAGCTATCAATAGTGACTGTACGAGACGAAGCATCTCCTCCAACTCCAGACAAGTCCACAACACTACCTACAGGTAGATCTTTCTTATACGTAACACCACTTAGTGTACCGCCCGAATTTTGTAATACTGATAGAGAGGTATCATTAGTAACCGCAGTTACTTCAAAGGAGGCAGCATGTCCAGTTAACTTTACTATATCTCCCCTATTAATTCTTGAAGTAAATCCAGTGCCTGATCCAGTGATCGTATTAGCACCAGAAGAAATTGAAACTGTACCTGTCAATGTACTAGCACTATTTGCTTGCTCATTTAATACCAGATAAAAATTAGATTGCTTCTGAGAAGTATTCAAAGCACCAGTAGTGTATGGCCAGTTCTCATCTGTCTCATTAGTAGTAACTGTAAATGTGCCATCTGTAGCGATTGTAACATCAAAAGAATCCTGATAATTAAAATCAAGATTAATTGCTCCAGCAGAAGTACGTACAGACTTAACATATTCTGCGCCTGTTTTATATACACTTCTATTGAAGGAAGTATCTGTTAAGGAAGAAACCCCTGCACTTTGAACTATGTCTGCCTTGGCATCTGCTAAACTAGCATCATCATAATAGATAGACTTAACATTAGAAAATGTATTAGCAGTCATTTTAATATCATACAAATGCATATTATAGGTCGCTAGATGTGACCCCATTGTCCCAGCTACATGGGTAATGTGTCTTACACGAGCGGTACCAAACTGTGAACCAACGGCAGTAGTAGTAGAGAAATCTGAATTACTAATAGCATTTGCAAATGCGCTTCTGAGTGAAACTCGATCGTGAGTAGTAACAGGCCATTTACCTACTACATTATCTACAACAACATAATTACCATAATTAGCTGCTACAGGTACATCATCTACATTCTTAAAATCAAGGCCTTTTCTAATATCCATAAATTGTGTTGCAAGAGATTCGTGATCAAATCCTGAAATATAACCTCGGCCTGGTGATATACTTGCCACTAGCAAATCATTATTACCGCCATTAATTGCCAAATAAGTACCGCCATTTGAGGCTTGCATTAAATGTTCTTCTAATGTAACACCCCAGCCTTTAACTATATAATGACCAGACTCATCAAAAGTACGTCGTGCCATGTAATCACGTATTTGAGCATATTGTGGCTTTAAAGCCTCCTCCATAATAATACCATGCTTTAACCGCACAAATTCAATAAAGGTATTACCTTTTGGAGCTGTAGTTTCAGGCTGCTTCATCATAATCGGATTTAATTTAAGACGATCAGCTCCTGGAGCAGCATAGTTGTAAGATCCTTGCGCCGGATCTAATAGAGTGGTATCTACTGAAGATTTGACAATCTCTTCAACAATATTAGCACCTATTCTATATGAAGGTCTATTACTATACTTGTCAAGTATTATTGATTGTTCGGGGAATCGAACGAAATGATCTTTAGCATATATGATACCTTCACCCAAAGTAATCCTTGAGCCAAGGCCAAATGCAGCAGTGGAAATCAGATTAGCTGCTAAACCACTAGCTGTAGTAATCTGTTCACTATTAGCAAAGGTGCGTACCGTTTGAGCACCGCTGGTGTATTTAATGAATAGTGTTTTATAATGAGGAGCATCGGCTTCACTGCCGGCAGCTATTGCAATCACATTAGCTGTTATACTATTATCATCGCCAGTAATTATTTTGTTTAAGAACCGATCTACATTAATCGATGTTCCGTTAGCTGAGTTGTCTCTTAGCTTAATATAGCTTAATCTATTGTCATAATTAAGCTCTACTCCACGTACAGTTGATCCTTCTTTGAAGATGTGCTCACCCAATCGATCGATCTGATTCTGAAGGATCGTTTGCATTTGTGTGAGTTCGCGGGCCTGCACAGCCAAGCCTGGACGGAACAAGACTCTATGAAAATTCTTAGATTCGTCGAAATCATCATAGTATGGATCAACGTTAAAATTAGTACTCAGGCTCGCGCTATTTGAGACAGCCATTTATATCAGCCCCTTGACTTATAACTAAATTAAAACTTCACGACGATCTTAATGTCTTCAGTCTGATCCGTAGCTCTCTGAATCGCTCCTCTGTTTTCGACGTATAAGACTTTGCCCTTGTAGGGTAAGAGATCGCCTGTACTAGCCACTGCACCCACTGTTGCCGTAAGTCCACTTGAGCCTGCAGTGATTGTTTCTGCAGCGGAGTACGATTTGTCAACATTAGTAACTGACAGTGTGCCAGTAGTATTAGCACCATTAGTATTTGCAAATGATACTACTCTAGACCCAGCGGTAGAAGTACCACCAGTAATTAACTCATCCTTTGTATACCGACCACTACCTGAAACACCCGTAAGTGTTAACCTGGTTGTCTGATCGTATGCTGAACCAGTAGCAGCTGCACCGGCAGCTGTAAGCGGATCTTTAACAAGTCCGAAGATTCTGAAATCTTGGCCTGTTGGGAAAGTATTGCCTTCAGACCCTGTCAGTTGAATATTCAGCATTACATTATAGCCATACAATTCACTAACAGCATTACTACCATGACCTCCTGGAGGTGCAAGTCGCGGAGATGCGGTTGCTCCAGATCCATGAGAACTATTAGCAGCAAGTGCCACATTGGCTACACTATATTTACTACCAACTGATATCATGCTAATCTTATTAACAGCGTTTCCACTAGCGCCACCGATAATCACATTTGCATATGCAGTAGCACTTGTACCATCGCCAGAAACGGTAACCGCAGGTCCAATATCATATGCTGAATCAGCTGGTCCTACAGGCGTGACAGAATAACCAGACGTTAATGTAATTGTTCTAGTAGAACCAACATAACTTTGAACCGTCCCTACTTGTCCAGAGCCGGTACCGGAGGAGATATACACGGCGCTGCCATTGTAGATATCATCTGTAGTACTGCCAGTACTATTAATCACCATTACGGAGCTGTTCGTAACTGATACGAGACTTCCTTTATCGTGAACATATAGATCACCTTCAGCATCAACATCAATTACATCAATCGCGCCGTTGGAGGCTGCGGCTGCAACAGTTGAATCAGTCGATACGGGAATATAGGAAGTCGTCAAGAATTTTAGCACGTCTGCGGTTGAAATGCTATACATATACTTCCACTTATAACCATCAGAAGTAGCCAAAGTACTTGAAGATGTTCCAGTGGGCTGAATCGTACTATTCGCTACGTGCGATGTACTATTAGCACCATTGTTATATAAGGCCTTATATACGTTATAATCAGTAGTCATAACATGAAAAGTATTCGAGTTCAAGCTAGAATTCGAGTTATCATAATCCGTATAAAACGTATTATTTGACCAATTGTTACGAGTAACTGAATAAGAAACATCAGCCGTTTGTACCCGTTTTGCCGCTAACATAGTATTCCAAACATCATACTCACTGCTCTGAATACTATCAGCTGGCGTAGGAGGACTGGCATCATCTGCCCATGTAGTCGACCTCCCTATGAAAAAGTATACTCGAGACGCATCAGATTCACTGAAGGCCTCGTAAAACTGCTCCGCGTTATGTGCGCGGAAATTTGTAGTCACGATACCTGGCATTGTTATTTTCCTCCGAAACTGGTGTTTTTGCCCTGCTCTTATTTATTATTTATAAGTGTTCTACCCGTCACCTTGGGTTGTAGACGTAATAGTTACGAAGCTATTGGCAACAAACATCGCTGCGTTTGTAAGCGGTAAAGCTGCAACTGGGTAAGAATTAGTAATAGTAAGCAAGGCATCGCTATAAACCTTATCAACGGTAAAGAATATATTAGCCGTTGCGGTGTTAGCCTGATTATATATGTAAATGAAATCATTGTTAGATATTTCTACAGTAAACTGGGTTGTCGAATCTTCATCGTCCCTAGCAACTGCCTGATCTGTTCCAAGGGCATTAATTGCAACCGCTTGATAAACACTAATTAGTAAGTGATCATAATCGTCAATAACACCACTAACAATAATTTCTACATTACCTGTCGCCCTAATCCATTCCTGACCACCAGATACCAACCTGAGATTACTAGTATTAGCAGCAGTTGATGGTATAATAATCTTGAACTCAGTCTCTTCTGTAACTGGCTCATAGCTAGTAGATGGTCCTGTAACGATTCTCGTCTTAACATCATCAGTAAATCGGTGTATATCAAAGGCAGAGAGCAATGAGTTCTCACCGATAGTAATAATTTTGTGACCTTGCTTACGTCTGTTTGCAGCAAAGTCTGGACCAGTAGTCCGGCCTTTAAGAATCTGTACTCTTGTACCAACAACCTCAATTTGTGCTTGGACAGTATTTGCCACAACAATGGATTGTTCGAGTACACTTGTAAGGTCAATGTAGTCAGTACTGACTGGAACAATTGTTGGCAGGCCTCGTTCAACAGTAGATGGTACAGTAGTTTGAATAATAGCGGCGACACCAATTCTAACTTCCATACTTGATGCATCAACGTCTGGTGTAATAGTAACTGGCCGTTCAATAATTGCTTTATAAGGCAATATATGTTCAACAGTGGGTGTATTTGTATTAGCAACCAAGGTTTCATAATCGGTATTAGCAAAGTATACTGCTTTATCAATCGCTCCAATCGGACCAGCAATGATGTAATCTGCTTCCTCACCAGATACCACTACGGGTATATTGATATTCATGTCGGTGACCCACTTCCGATTTAGTATCGTAGTAGGATCGCCTGCTCCCGTTTGAACTGTTTCAACATCTATCTGGAATCTACCAAATAAAGCAGTACCAGCTGGATGAATTAACCTCTTTACAACATCACGATACTTACTAATAAATTGTTTGGACCTAACAACATAACTATACTCTTGATAATAATAATTATCTTGTAGCTTGTTGTTCCAAGACAAGTATCCTTTTGTATCTGTATATTTGCCTGGGTGTTTAACCAAGCCGGTAACAGACGGAATTCCTGCACCATTGACAGCACTACCATCTGTTAAATTGGCAATAATAACTTCTGCATATTTGTCATAAGCAGAACCAATGGCATTAACATTAATAGAAAGAATTGCTCCCCCTAGATAAGAAGCAGCAATTTTTGCATTACCACCTTTAATACCACCATTAGGATCAGTGCGCTCTAAATCAAAGATGTCTTGATCTCGTACAATAATTGTAGGTAGTACACTATATCCTTGACCACCAAATGTAGATGTAATTGAGCTAATTGTACCTGTCAACACTGTATCAAAATTTAATGAACTTTGCAATGTAGAATAAGCATTGGACATTGCAATATTAGCTTCCAATGTCATTGTATTAGATCCCTGAGAGGAAAAGGTTGGACCTTCTCCAATCGGTACCTGAGCAATGGCTGAAATAGTAGTAGTAGCAAAAGTAATATTTGCCGTATTAGAAATAGCATCAACTGTGAATGCAGCTCCAGAACCAACCCCACTAGTAATAGTTACACCCGTATCGGCTATACGATAACCAGATCCACCAGCAAGTAAAGTAAATTCTACAGCAGACAAGTTATCAGTCGTTGCAACAACACCATTCGCTCCTGTACCAGAAGTTGTGCCCGTAAATCGAAGAACGTCACCTACCTCGTGACCATTACCTCCCTGGGTAATTTCTACAGTAGTCATTGGACCAGTTACACTAAACACTGTTCCGTTAATTGTATTACCTGCGTTACGAACTGTCTCGCCATCAAGATACGTACCAGAAAGCCCTGATAAGAATAACTCTTTAACAGGAATACCTAATTCTACTGAGCCTTCAACTCGTTCAACCTTTGCAACAGCTCCACTAGTCAATCCTGTTATTATAGATCCGGCTAAGTCTACTACTGATCCTAGACTAGGATCAGACAAACGAACAGATGTTTCTTCGGTCCACCTTCCATCACTAGCACGTAACATATCAATACCTGGATAATAAAAATCAATTTCTTCATCATAAAGCATTCTAAAGAGCAATCGAAATGCCTCTTGAGATCCCTTTGCAACGTATAAATCTCGGATATGTTTTGCTAGTAGCCGCTTATCTGCAGCGATAGTCTTGGGTATGCTGTCCATAACTTCGCCTTCGAAGTATTGAACAAATTGATCTAATGTTGTATCAATATCAGCATATTCCAATAAGCTCTTTGACCGCTCCGTCACCTTACCAGATAGTTCCATCCACTCATAATATGCTTTTATAAACGCAATTAGATCAGGTCCTTCATCCTTAGCGAAATCTGGAAACTGATTCTCTATTAATAGAGATGTAAGTTTATCTGTAGATGACGTGGTTGCCATTTTAGTAAGTCACCGAAGTTACGCCAGATTCATTAATCTGCGTAGTAGATCCTGTAGTCGTCACACTAGTGACTGTAGATTCAATATCAGATGTTTTATTGTTGTAGATAACAATTGAGGAGTCTGCAAATAAAGGTATTTGATTTCGTTGTGTAAATGTATCGTGGGCACTAACCACTGCTGATATTTTAAGATCGGATCCTTCGTATGCTGTAATTAAAATACTATTCAGAGTTATCATTCCCGTGCCATATATTATCGTTCCAGCAGTAGCATTAGTAATAACCTTTGAACCATCAGCAGTGTAGTAGTAGAACCGTACGCTACCCGCACCATCAGATTCCATCCGATGGCCAACAATACCCCCATATGTAAAGGAGGAGCTATCCAATGAACCTAGATGTCCTGCATGAGGATAATATATTGCATTGTTAAATGGCAACCTATAGGTGATTGTTTGAGAACTATTGGGCTGGAATCTTTTTTGCATCTTTAATTTAATGCCAACACTAACAATACTCTGATCAGCCTCCACTAGTGATTGAGTTAATTTACTACGATACAAGTTATTACCAAAGCTGTTTAGATTATTATCTTCATA